GTTGAATCCAAAGCCAGAGCCCCGGGCCAGGTCCAGGATACGGAACAGATCGGGGCAGTCCTTCCAGCGGATCTTGAGGTCGTCTCGGATGCCCTTGATCTTGTCGGCATCGAACTTGAGGCGCTTGCCTAGAGCCTTGGTGATGATGTCGTGGCCGAGGGAATTGAAGGTGTGGTTCGTTGCGTGAGGCATTCGCTTGATGAATGTCTCCCGGACCACACGATTGAAGGCCACGTTGAGACCAGCCTGGATGGGCTGGCACATCTCGATGGTCGTTGTCTTACCAGTACCAGCCAGGGCACGGACAGAGAGGTTGTCGTTGGTGTCAGCCAGAGCATTGAGGATGTCGGTCTGTTGGGGGCTAGGAGGGTGCATTGAAAGGGCCTTCTTTCAGAGCCAACGCTATGAGCTGCGCCAGCTGCTCGAGTTCTGCTTCCTCGAGATTGATTGAGTCTTCGCCTATTCCAATCTCGAGCCGACTGGATTTGATGGGAGCGTTGTTCCCGTTGTCAGCCTCAAGTACTCTGAGACGAACCGTGATCTTTCCTTCTGACCAAGCGTAGACTGATTCCTTGCGAGAGACACAGTGAAACTTCATGTTAGAACTCCTTATGGATGCACAGTTGCACGACGGTAGCCATGAGCAGGATACTACCTGCCTTGCCCAGGTTCTTGGGACTATGATCAGCTTCGACCAAGACCAGGGCATCCTTGACCATGGTTTCTACCTCGTTGACCTCACCAGCAAGCAGGAAAGCGGAGACCATTTGGTCGGTCAGGGCTTCCATGAGCTTCGTAGCTCGTTCGCAAAGAACCAGGCGGGCTGAGAGTGAGAGATCCTTGCCGATGAACCTGAGAGGTTCGGAACTTCCTACGGACATTTGTACCTCCTTCGGTAGATAGTCCTGGATCCACGTAGACTGAAGACCTTCGGGGAGTCTACGTGGATATGTGGACTGCCTACTTCATACCAGGTCCTCCACTTCCTTGATCAGCATAAGGCTGATGGACAAGGTCAGGGTAAGGGTGACTGCGAGTCGCAGCAGCTGCACCGGGTCAGGGTTGTTGACGTCCAGCTCCTTGACCGCGGGGAGAATGATCTTGTCAAGGAGCTCACTCGGTGGGTTGATCTTCTTCACAGTCATGAGCCCATCGAGTACGCCATCCTCGATGGTCTTGCAGACCTCGCCGGACAGGAGAGCGAGACGAAGACGATCACCAAGCTCAATCTCACCGATGAACCTGGTCATTGGGGTACGTCCACTGCCGGGTACTCGGCGGCAGCCTCGGTGAAGATGCGAGCAAGCTCGGGGAGTTGCTTCTTGGAGAACCAGATGGTGAAGTCTGGGAACATCCAGTGGACGAGGTATTGCATCCCTTGAGATTGGTCCACCGGAGGGATCTCCTCTGCTCTGTCGATGGAAATGACCAGACCAGTTACGATTCCGTGCACTACTTACCTCCTAGCTTGGCACGTAGCCGAGCTTCGATTGCGTCAGGTGAGAACTCAGGGTGATCCAGGTTCTCCTCAGTGATGACGCTTGTGGATTGAGCCAGGTCAACCAGAGAATCCGCAGCCTCAGAGATCTGGCGCTTGTATTCAGCCACCTCCTTATCGAGGATAAGTGTAGCATCTTTGACGGCGGATTGCAAGGCGCTGAGGATGGGTGGCGAGGCGGCTACCATCTGGACCAAGAACACCATCATGGTATCCTGGTCGGGGAACGTGTCTTCAAGCAGCGCCGCCCAGGCACTGGGGTCAGGGTGAGCAATGAGAGGGACCAGCATCGAAGCCGCCGGCGCTCGAGATGGTGCGATGCGGCGGAGCCGAGCCTTGATGAGCGCTTCTATTTCGAGCGAGAACTTCTGCCCGATGTAGAAGGTGATGGAGTTTGCCGGCACTGGAAGCTAACGCTCCCTTCGTTCTTCGGGTGAGGTAGGTTCTACCTCTTCCCAGGTCCAGCCCTTGAGAGCTTCCCGGCCGATCAGGAGTACGGCGTCGCCGACGATGTGCTGACCAGACATAGCCCTGGCTGCGGGGTTGGGTTGGAGTCCCCGTACTCCCCCTTCCTCATTGACGAGGAGTGCAGCCGGCAGGCCATAGAAGCTGGGCACCGTCTTCACCACCTCGATGGGGCCGCCGACAAGCTCGATGGCTTGTTCGAGACTGACCTCGGTGACACTGGCTGTGACTCGGGGCTTGTTCGGGTCGATGAGGTGGATGGTCACGAGGCTTCCCCTACGTGGCGCCGAGCGAACTCGAAGCGAAAGGAGCCGTCGGCACTGCGCCCGCAGACTACGACGGGGGTGGTGACTGCGCGATGAACGTAGCGGGAGTGGAAGTCGATGGCTGCCTCAGCGGCATCGCGGACGGTAGCATAGGAGGCACTGAGCCTGCGGTAGGTGGCCGGCATGTAGCTGGGGGAACCACCTACGTTCTTGACTCGAGGCTTGTATTGAATTGCGGGCTGGAACATGGACTAGTTCTCCTTTAGAAGTTTGGCGACACGACCATACTGCCGGGTACGGAGTACCTGGTGGGAGTCCTTGAAGACATGGAAGGATTCGGAGAGCGGATGGTAGACGATAGTGAGACTGCCATGGGTACCCTGATCCTCAGCGATGTGCTCAGGATGGGGGCACTTGCGGTAGCCGCAGAGCATCTTGGGCCGGGGCTTGGACATGGGAATGGGCACTCCTTAGCAAGTACCGAACTGGGATGCACCCCAGTACAGGGTGAGAGAGGGGCTGATGATGAGCCAACCTTCATGGCGAAGGCGGAGGATCTCAGTGTAAGCTAGCGGGAAGCGGTGCCGGTAGAACAAGATGTCTGCAGCGCCCCAGGTCATTGTAGCTCCTAGCCGGATCAGGGCTCCCGGTGGGAGGGGGACTACTAACCCCGCTCCCCACCGAGAGTGGCTGATCCAACCATCAGCCTAGCTGGTCGGTGGCCTCGAGCCAAACCCAGCTAAGATCAACATAAGTAGCACCTATGGGGATGGGTTGGTCATCCCCGGCGCACTGGATGAAGACTGCCAGGATCAGGCAGGCCGTGGCCACTACCATGAAAGGCAGCAAGGCGTTGGCCAGTATCCTGCCCAGCGGGGTGAGAATGGAGCGGAACACAGGGCCCTCCATTAGAAGTCAGTCAACAATTCGTCGATGGCTGCGGAAATGAGAGCATCCTTGACACGGGACTTGCCTCGGTCGATGTTGAGGTTGCCGTTGGTTTCAGCGTCTTCCAACAGGCGTCTGCGCCCTTCCCAAAGGATGTGTTTGATGTTGGCTGTCGGAAGGTAGAGGATTTCACTATACTTGAAGCCAGGTTCCAACCGGACCTGGCGCTTCAAGACGGATTCCTCGCAGTCGGTGACGTACTGGTCACCGTTAGGCGGAGTGCAAAGGTACAATTAAGAGCCTCCGTTGGGTTGGAACCGACCCGAGCCGGAGTATACACGTTCTCGGTGGGATTGCAAGAGGGCAATGGCGGAGTTATGGGTGGGTGGGTGGGTTGGTGGGTCTGGGAAATTAGGGGGGAGGGAGAGGGGTCTATAGTAGAAAAATTTTTTTTTGACTCCCCCCGGGTACCCCCTGGGGGTTGACCCACCCAGTCCCCCCGGGCTGGGGGAGGGTGGGCCCTCTACCCCACCCACCCACCCACCGGGACAACTGGACAAGCCTCGGGTAGAGGCTGGGGTGGGGGTGGAGGTTTGGATATGGAACGGGCGAAAACGCCCAAGCCATATACACAGCAAAGTGTATAGGGCTGGTGGTATGATAGAAGTGATTCTATTAGAATAACTCTTGACGCGGTCCGGTGGCGTGGTAATGTGATGGAGTCGCAATCACGCGACACTGGAGGTTATGATGCAGGTCGCAATCAATGCACGCGGGCAGAGTTTCCTGGTCGATGTTCCCGAGCCGCTGATCCAGAAGGCTGTCACCTATGCCATGGGGGTGATTGCCCAACGGGAGACCGCGTCGATGGGGGAAAAGGAGCGCAAGCCGGACGGAACGCCCTATACCGAAAAGGATCGGCTCGGGGCAATCGCCGACCGCTTTGCCAAGATCGAAAAGGGCGAATGGGCCGAGTCCGGCGGGCGTGCCGCGGACCCGACGAGTCGCGAGCTCGCGGCGCTGGTCCGTACCGCGGCGATCCGGAAGAAGGCCGCGACACCGTACAGTGTCGATGATGTGCCCGGCGCATCGGATGCGGCGAAGCTCATGGCATTCGTGGTCGCCCGCTTCGGCAAAGAGCGCGCGGCGAAGCTTGCGACTCATGCCGCATCCGTGGCACGGGCCCGCGAAAAGGAGGTGATCTAAGGGGTAGGCATAACAACCTAACAAGAGGCCGGGCGCCCGAGGCCCGGCTCTTTTGTACTCATGGGTACACAGTTGTGTGTAACACGCCGAAGCGTAGCGGGGGCCGAGGCTCCTGTACCCCCACACTCCCCCCACGCAGACCGCCACATCGACCTCGAAGGCATCTCTAAAATTTCCGCCAAGTTTTCCGACCTCCGCTCCCATACCATATCCAATTCCCCTGGAGTCCCTTGACTTTTTCCTGAGCTATGGTATGGTGTCATCGAAGCTGTGTGGCCACGAGGCCCCCAGGAGCCCAAGCCTTGTCCCGGCTGACCATTCATACCACTGAGACTCTGATTGCCGAGGTGCGGGAGATCACCAAGGACGACATCGAGGCTCTCAGTGTCATGGGCCCCGGGGTGGAAGGTAGTGCAGGCCAGCTCCGCATCCGTCACCACAAGATCGCCCAGTTGATTGCTGGCGGGCTAAAGCAGGTGGAAGTAGCGGAGATCCTGAATTGTACCCAGGCCAACATCTCGACACTCCTGGCGTCGCCCTCCATGCAAAGCCTGGTCCGGGAGTATCTACTCTCCGGTTGGGCTGAGATCGAGGCGGTGACAAGGCGGGCAAGACTAGCTGCAAGTTCCGGTGTCGAAGAGCTTCATCGACGGTTCGAGCAGGCGCCGAAGAACATCGCCACCAAGGACCTCACCAGCGCGACACTTGGTCTTCTCGACCGCGGAGGCATTGCTCAACGACATGCCCACGTCCACTTCGGCCTCAGCACTCAAGACATTGCCGAGCTCCTCAAGGAAGCTTCTGCAAACGACGACAGCCGAGTGGTTGACGTTGCCGCGGAAGGCCAAGGAAGTTCAGTACGCCGAGTTCCGAGACTCGGGTCCCTTTCCGGATCAGACCCCGGGGACGACTCGGGCTCAGAAGGATGGACTGAGGTACGAGCGGAAAGTCAAGCGGCATCTTGACTCTGAGGCCCAGGGGCGCTTTAGCCTCCTCTACCAGCCCTGGATCTACTTCGAGGACTCCAACGGAACCGGGTTCTGTCGGCCAGACTTCGTCTTGACTCCGGCTGGGAGGGAGCGCCATCGCATAGTCGTTGATGCGAAGAGGACAGCGACTTGGCGAGCGGAGGTACAGCTGAGGGGCCTGTATCTTCCAGTCCTTAGGGTCCTCTTTCCGGACTCTGAGTTCACCTTGGTTCAGGTAGCCAAGTTTACTGGAGGTTTGAGGACAGCCATCTTCACTCTTCCGGATGTCCTGGCGCTCCCTCCCTCAAGTGAAATCAACTTCTGGCACTGGATGAGGTAGGAGACAACCATGGCAATGGACTGGGCAAGTTTCCTTGGCGGCCTCGGAAGTAAGGGTTCTCCGGGGGCTCCCGGGGATGCCTCCATCATGCCGATCCAGGGGCCTCCTCCTCCGGGGCTTCTTGATTCCATTGGAGGCAACTTCAAACAGGGCGTTGACATAGCTCGAGGTGGAATCGCTCAGGGGATGCAGGACGTGTCTCAAGCCTATCCCCGCGGGCCAGGGAGTGGGGGAGGAATTGCTGGCTCGGAGGTCGGCCAGGGCCTTACCGGAGTCATGGACTGGCTCGGGGATACAGCACTCCTCGACAAGATCCGGGGCTCGACACTTCAAGTCACCGGGCCGCAGACGCTTCGGCCCATGAAGACTGGTGGGGAGCCCATGCGAGACCCCGGTTCCAGTCCCATCTACAACCAGGGCCAACTGGATGCGCTCGGAGCCAAGACTGCTGGTCCTACCGCGCCGGATGCTTCTGGTGAGGCTGTCGCGGCGAAGCGAAGAGCAGATGAGATCGACAAGCAGCGGAAGCAGAACCAGCGGCTTGTTACCGCTTCTCAGGGTCTCCAGGCTGCAGCTCGAGGTCAAGAGCCGACTCCGGCCCGCCCGGCGCAGTCTACAGCTCCGAGTGGGGTCAAGGTCGAAGGACCTAGGCTTGGGAAGCGCCAGCGGCGACAGTTCCTCAGTGGTGGCCCTTCGGTGACTCGGGGAATCTTTGGAGGCTTCTGAGCACTATACTCTTAGAGAGGCCAAGTTCTTCGACACTGAGAACGTCCTGGAGCTCTATCGGTTGCTGTGCCAAAGCCAGAAGAGTGAGATCCGTACAGGTCCCAAGACGGATCTCTGGATACAGGGTCTTCTGGAACAAGCCCTCAGTGGCCTCGGAGTCTGCCTCGTTGCTGAGGTATCGAACTACCTGATCGGAGCCACGCTGGCGGTCAAGGCTGAATTCCCGTATGACACTGATGGCAAGAAGACTGCTATCGGATACGGCACCTTCGTTCGTCGAGGCTTTCGCCGGTACGGGGTCGCCAACAAGCTCTACAGCACTCTCAAAGCCCAGCTGATCGAGCGAGGGTACGACCTGTATATCGGAGCCTACCTGAAAGACAACCTGGAAGTTGTCAGTGCTATCAAGCGGGCAAAACTCGAACCGTTCCAGATCGGCGTTCGCTGGAACCTGGAAAAAGAATGATCGTAGGAGTAGATCCTATGCTCTGCATTACCATCGCTGGAATTCTCGGAGCAATCGGTGGGGCGCTTGGTAGCATTGGTGGAGCGGTCGGGATCGGCGGCGGAGCTGCGGCAGCAGGAGCCGGAGTTGGAGCTGCTGCCGGCGCTGGTGCTGGGATTGGGGCTGCTGCTGGAGCAGGAGCGGGGATCGGAGCCGGAGCAGGAATAGGCGCAGGTGTCGGAGCTGGGGCCGGTATCGGTGCAGGAGCCGGAGCTGGGCTAGCTGCGGCCCCCGCAGCGGCCGGTGGACTCGGTGGCTTTCTCTCTACGCCTATCGGCGGGTCAGGAGTCACAGTCGGAGATGCGGCTCAGCTTGGTGGTTCCTTGCTTGGTGGGGGTGGCAGCCAAGGTGGGGCCCCGGCAGCTCCTGCACAGTCTACAGCTCCCAAGGGTACGCCAAGCTCAGCGACCAGGCTACCGACAATGCCCGTTTCAAGTCTACCTTCGTCCGAGGCCTTCCTCAACAACGATCCTTCGGTGACACGGAGGCTCTTTGGAGGCTTCTAGTCCCAGCCTCGTAACGAAGTCCGAGCTGAAGGCCCTTGCTCAGGCCTGCTACTTGGACCCCGTTCTGTTCTGCAAGACCTTCCTGACGCACCTGTTTCCAGGAGAAATTCCTTGGGTCCATCGAGCTCTGTTGGCAATCTTGACCGAACGAACGGGGTTCCTGACCAAGTACGGAGACCTCGAGAAGATCGTCAAGAACTTCACCTACCTCGACCCTGAGGAAGAAGAGCGGCCGATCTTCCGTCTCGACGACGATGGTAAGGTCACCATGTTCTGGCGGCCCTTCGTCGAGGTAATGCTTCCGCGGAGTTTCAGCAAGACCACGTATGCTGGCATTGCTGTTCCGATCTACAAGACCGTCTACCAGGTCAATAAGTTCGCAGCCTACGTCTCTGAGTCTGGTGACCATGCAGTCATGCAGATGGAGAACGTCCGGCGAGAGCTGAGTGACAACGAGAGGCTTATCCAGGTCTTCGGGGATCTCCGGCCCAGACTCCGCGACGACGAGCGCTGGTCTGCCAAGATGTTCGAGACTACGTCTGGTGTAGCCTTCGTTGCTCGTGGCCGCGGAGCACAGATTCGAGGCCTCAACCACCGAGGCGTTCGCCCGCAAGAGATCCTGGTCGATGACGTCGAAGACAAGGAGTCGGTCTCGACTGAGGAGCAGCGAGAAAAGACTCGGCGTTGGTTTACTGCTGATGTCATGCCGGCCTTGCCGACGATTGGGAAAGGCCGCATTGTCATGCTGGGGACGATGCTCCACCCTAATGCACTTCTTCAGACTATTTCCGGTGATCCCCGCTGGAGTGTTGTAAAGCTGGGTATCAGGGACAAGGACGGGGACTTGCTTTGGCCTGAGGCTATCGACGAGGTCAAGGACGAAGCCAACAAAGTCTCCTTCGCCAACGCGGGTCAGTTGGCATCCTACTACATGGAGTATCACAACGAGGCTCGGTCCGAAGAGACCTCGATGTTCAGGCAGGAATGGTTCAAGTACGGTCCTGTTCCCGAAGATGCAGTGATCGTTGCGGCCAGTACCTACAACGACCCGGCGATCAGCAAGAAAGAGACTGCCGACGAAGCCGTAATCATCACTGTAGTGATGTCGGACAAGGGCCAGATCTATGTCACTGATGGCGAAGGCGCTCGTGGCATGGAGATGGATGCCATCATAACCGAATTCTTCCGGCAGCACAAGCTCCGGTCCGGAACCGGGCACGCCAGCTTTGCTGGTATTGAGGCTAATGCTTTTCAGGCTGCCTTGGTAGTGACCATGCGCCAGGAGATGTTCAAGCGGAGCTACTACTTTAACCTCGAGCCGGTCACTCATGCCAAGAAGAAGTCAGAGCGGTTCAAGGGAATCCTGCAGCCCCGTTTCCAAAATGGCTTCATCACGTTTACGAGGAAGTTCAAGAAGCTTGAGGCTCAGCTCTTGGACTTCCTGCCGAATCGTGATGGAAAGGATGACTGGCCGGATACGCTTTGTGGAGCTATCGAGTGCCTCGATGCGGTAGCTGGCTTCTATGCAGAAGAGTCCACTGACGAGGAAGATCCCTACAACGAGAAGTCAATTCCCGATCTCTACAAGGAGATCGGAGGGAGCTGGGAAGTTGCCTAAGATTCTTCTCCTTCTGTCCTGTTTGATCTTGGCCAGTCCTGCCTTTGCCCAGGATGCTCTCTCTGGGGCAGGTGATCCCAATGGATTTGCTGGTTGTTCAAAGGCCGGAATGGTCTACCTGGACAACAGCACAGGAGCTATCTGGCACTGTATTACTCCTGGCAGTAAGACCTGGTATGGAAGTGGCGTAGGGCCCTCTTCCAACATAGTCAAGGTTGCCGAAGACTACTCCGGGGCTGACTTCTCCGACCAGATCCAGGCCGCTCAGGACGCGAGCCCCGTCGGCGGCACCATCCTCATCACCGAGTCGCACACGATGACGGGTTCGGCTGACCTCGACCAGCCGAACACGACGATCACCTGCGCGCCAGACGTTACCATCACTCAGGGCGGCGCCGCACAGACCACGTTCAGCATCACTGCCGCCAACAACACGATCCGCGACTGCAGATTCGACGGGAAGAAGAACACCGTCGCGGCGACCTGGGTCAAGATCGGAGTCGATGCCGACGGCACGAAGCTGCTGCGGAACACAGTCCACGACTACCGCACGAAGGGAGTCCTGCTCGACCCCGCTAGCCTCGGCACGCTCATCGAGGACGTGACCATCGAGGGCAACCGGATCGACAACACCCTCGACGCGACGGGCGTGGTGGTCACTGGCGACCTGATCGGCGCGAACCTCAGCGCGAACGTCGCGAACCTCAGGATCGTCGACAACACGCTGGTTTCCCGGGACTCGGGAGGCGACCCCTTCTTCCTGTTCGCTGGCATCGGGTCGAAGGACATCATCATCCGCGGAAACACGATGGAGGCCGGAGGCCGCGACGCGGGAGTGACAGCGACGGGCTGCATGGAGTTCGCCGTCGCAAACGGCGCAGCGATCAGCCATCCAGCCGACTACATGACCGGCGCGGAAATCAGTGGGAACACCTGCACCACCTACGACTTCGTGGAGCAGGGATTTGGCATCGGCATGATGCGCGGCGGGACGTTCTCTAACAACGTCTACACCCACCTCGGGGCGACGGCCGGCTATCCGTCGATCGACGCGCTCGAGATCGGAAACCTCGTGGACGTTGCCATCACAGGCAACACCTTTATCAGCCCGAAGGGCAACGCAGTTTCGATCCATGCAGCACAGTACGTGACGTTCTCTGGGAATGTGGTAGAGCACGGGCACTTGGCTAGCACCGGAAGCGGCGTCCGCATCCTGCAAGACCCACCTTCGGCGAACCACCTTCAGTCGACAGAGCACATCGCGATCACTGGAAACATCTTCAAGCCCGAGGCTGCTGCGTCGGGGATCAGCCTCTACCCGCTCCGCATCTACTGCGATGGCACTGACCTCGCAGGCATGTTCATTGACGACGTGGTGGTCACTGGAAACTCCTTCGTCGGGACGGGATCTCCGGGCGGCGGTGCGCTCTCAGCCGCGGTTGGACTCCATCAGCAGGGTACGCAGGGCAACTGCACCATCGGCAAAGTGGTCGTACAAGACAACAACATCGACAGCTTCGACCACCAACTCTGGACGAACAACCACATCTTCACGGACACGACCCTCAAGGACAATCGAGCCACGAACATCGCGGTGAGCCCGATCCTTGTCGGCAACGCGGCCTCGACGGGCTTCTACGTCAAGGGCGAGGGCGCGGAGCCGCCTATCACGGCCGCGCAGTGTGCCGTCGGGTCGCTCTGGGTAGATACGGTCCTCGGCGGCGCGCTTTGTGCAACTGCTGCAGTTGGCGATCTCTGCTCATGCAGCCCGGGCGTCGCCTGGGCGGTGCACTAGGAGCTGGGAAGTTGCCTAAGGAACAACCCAAAACACTTCTTCAACAGGTCTTCATGCCGAGTCCTCGGACTCAGCCCCAAGGCCAGCTTCCGCGGGACAAGCCCCAGGGAGTTGAGCGGGCCTTGGAGGTTGCAGCGGAGCCTTTTCCTCCGGGTCAATTCGTTGCTCAGCGAATGCGTGAGTCGCAGTTTGGTAACATTCCACTGCCGGGTGGCAAGTCTGTTGCTGACCTTGCCAACTGGCTCTTCGTTCCTGAGACCAAGGGCGACGCCGCGCTCGCAGTGATTCCTGGAGGCTTCACCAAGAAGGCGGGAAGCATTCCGCTCAGCCGGCTCAAGCGGACAGCCATGCGGGAGGGTGTACCGGGCGCCGAGCTGACTGAGGCCCTGGGCAAGACCATCGGTGACCGGCTGGAGCCTCACAAGGAAGGCATCAATCGGATCGCTAACATGTGGCGGGATAAGTCCACAGGGGACAAGTTCACTACAAGTCAGCTGAAAGAGATGTTTGGCGAGGAGCCGCTGGTTCGTGCTGATATCTTGGACTACAGGCCCAAGCCCAAGGCTGAATCGGGAACAGCTCCTCTTTATGGTGAGCCGGAGGCTCAGATAAGGTCTGCGCAGTCGCGTATTGCCAGTGAGCCTTATGTTCCTGATGAGCTCGATTTTGAGTTTAATCTTGATCTTCAAGATGCTACAACTCAAGAACTTGAGGCCGAGTTGGCCCGTCGGCCCGATCTTGACGATGCGAGCCTTGCTATCGTTCAAGAGCTTGAGGGTCGCCGACCTCGGGGTCAGAGCTGGGTGACGCAGCAGATGTCAGATGCCGAGGTTGAACAAGAACTGGATCGAATCTTTAGAGGCGATCCAACGCTGGAGAGAAGGCGACAATGAGCAACGGCTACGACGAACCGCCTGGGCTGGACAACAACTTCGAGCGCGACTATCCCAAGGTGGTCGTCACTGGAGAGGATCGGCCGATCGACCGGCTGCGGCCGGATTCAGATGCTCATGGTCTGGTCCTGGATTACATTCGGAAGCGCGTCGAGGAGTCCGAGCGCTGTATGGCCAACTTCTGGCCCCGCTGGATTGAGAACGAACTCAAGGTCCATGCGTACATTTCCTTGGCCGACTACGAACAGAAGGTCAAGAAGAAGAACCAGGCTGGGGAGTCTCCGAAGCCTGTCTCAATCATCATCCCCACCACCCAGGCCACAGTCGCCACCATCGCCACATACCTGACTCATACCTTCACTGGGCGCCACCCGATCATCCAGGTAGGGACCTACAAGGATGAGTACCTGGCCAATGCAGCGAACATGGAGACGGTGATCCAGTACAACCACGATCACTCCAGGTCCATCCGGAACTTCGCACACATGGCCTGGGACTGGCAGATCTACGGCTTCGCCGGCTGGAGGATTGGCTGGAACACTGAGTTCCGGATGAAGGTTACCAAGAAGCCTACGACCAGCTACAGCCTCTTCGGAGAGCAAATTCCTGGGCCGATGGCGACTGAGAAGGAGCTTCACAAGTGCTACGAGGGAAACAAGATCATTTCGATCGACCCCTACGGTTTCTTCCCTGACCCTCGAGTTCCGCTGCATGAGGTGGCGGAGACGGGGGAGTACGTCTTCTGGCGGACCTGGGAGGGCAAGCATAGCCTTTTGAAGGATGAGTTCGATGGCCACTTGAAGTGGGTCAAGAGTACTCCATCGAGGACTTCGATGGATAGCCAGTACTCCGACCCCCACTCCATGCGAAGCGAGATCTTCGGTGGCAAGGCCTTCCCCGGGCACTCCCAGGGGTACTTGCTCAAAGACAACTACAAGGTCGACCAGGGTACCTGCGAGATCATCCCTCGAGAGCTGGGTCTGGGTGACAGCGAACGTCCTGAGAAGTGGATGTTCACTATGCTGAACTCTGCTCAGATCGTCCAGGCTGAGCCCTTCGAGTCGTACCACGGAATGCACCCTGTGGCCATTACGGAGCCCATGGTTCAGGGCTATGGCTTCGGCAACGCCGGTACGGTGGACTTCATCGCCGCCCTCCAGGACGCCATTTCGTGGCTCTACAACAGCCACCAGGACAACGTCCGCAAGGTCATCAACAACGACCTGATCGTTGCACCAGACATGATCGTCATGAAAGACCTGAAGCCCCAGAACAACGAGGTTTCTCGGGTCATTCGACTCAAGCGGACTGCCCTTGGTCAGGACGTGAAGAACGCAATCAGTCAGCTCCCGGTCCAGGATGTCACTACCGGCCACATCAAGGACATCCAGGTCTTGCTTGGTATCATCGAGCGGATCTCTGGAGCCTCCGACAACCTCACAGGTATCCAGGATGCAGGTGGTCGGAAGACTGCGACGGAGATTCGTACTGCGGCGGCCGCAGCGGTCAACAGGTTGGCGTATTTGACGAGGCTTATCTCGGCCCAGGCCTGTGTGCCTATGGCCGAGCAAATGGCGATCAACAACCAGCAGTACCTCAGCGATGAGTTCTACATCACCATCACAGGCCAACAAGGGGGTCAGGCTCCAATCCGTATCACTCCTGATATGCTGGTTGGTGACTTCCATTTTCCTGTGCATGATGGTACGTTGCCCTTGGATCGCGTAGCGTTGCTGGATGTCTGGAAGGAAATGTTTGGGATGCTCCTCCAAGTCGAACCCCTTGCTCAGAGGTATGATCTGGGCAAGATTTTCGAGCGCACAGCGGAGCTCGGAGGCATCAGGAACATCGAGTCCATGCGGACTCAGCAGATGCCAGACCAGCAGGTCCAGGCTCAGGCTCAGCAAGGCAACCTCGTTCCGATCACTCCGGAGATCATCCAGGGGCTCAATGGGGACCAGGGCTACGACCCGGCGATGGGTGCTCTCCAGTGACGTTTGACAAGTTCATGGATGGGTTGCCTGAGCTGTCTCGGGGAATCACCGCAGATGACAAGGCTGTGCTCAAGCAGTTTCTCCAGCACCCGAGTATGCTGGTCGTCCTGGCTGAGGTCATGTTCGAGCGAAGTCAACTCGCCGCGGACCTGCTCGGGGCGGACATGAAGTTCTACGACAACGCTGACAAGGCGTTGTACTCGGTCGGCAAGATTCAGGGCGAGGCTATGGGACTTCAGAAGGCCATTGCCAAGCTCTTCGAACTCTCCGGGCTCGACAACGAGGAGCCTGAAGAGGCCAATACCCCTATCACCGAAGAAGAGGAAGAGGACCAGAAGTATGCCTGACGAAATCCCCTCCACCGAAGAGATCATGGAGACTCCTGAGCCCGCCCCGGAGCCCATTCCGGAGCCCGTTCCTGGCGGTCTCGAGGACGCTCCGAACCTTACTCACGAAGACGTGTTCAACTTCGATCCCTTCGCCGCAGGCGCCGTTCCGGATGCCCCTCTGGCCGAGGGTGATGTGCAGGACGATGGTACCGCGCCGGCCCCGGTGGCTCCCACGGCTCAGGCGCCGACGATTACTCCTCCGCCGGCTCCTGTGGCACCGCCTCCGGCTCCGACGGTGGAGCAGCTGATCGAGCAGAACCGGATGCTGGCAGAGCAAAACCGTCAGATCCTGGAGATGATCGCCAAGCCCCAGGCAGCTCCAGCGGCCGCCCCGGCCCCGCCAAAGGCTGCAGAGATTCCGGATTATGGCTTCGAGGTTCCGCAGCAGATTCAGCAGATGCTGCAATCCGAGGACCCTGCAGTCCAGACTCGTGGTCTTGCCGCTCTGATTGCTGGGATGGCCAAGACCGTTCATACTCAGGTTCGTTCTGAGTACGAGGCCAAGCTGACCGAGGCTGTTCAGTCGGCCCGACAGACCTTCGCAACGGACACTCAGCGGGCCCAGACCGCAGCTTCGGTGTTCAACGACTTCTACGGACGATTTCCGCAGTTCAATCGACCTGAACTGCGCGACCTCGTGGCTTCGGCCACGAAAGCAGTGGTCTCGGAGACCCAAGCATCGCAGTGGAGCACGGGCCTTCGAGACAAGATCGGAGAGAGAGTCTCTCAGATCATTTCCAGTGTGAGTGGAAATCCACCGCCCTCGGCCGAGCAGCGAGTCGTGGCCCCTGCCCCGCCCGCTACCACGCCGCGGCGTCCGAACGCTCCGCCGCAAATGCGCGGCTCGAGCGTCAGGCCCGCGCGGGAAGCTCAGCCTGAACCGGGTACGCAGGAAGCTCACATCAATGAAGTAGTTTTCGGAGTGAAATAGCAATGGCCATTCAAGGCTTGCGCGCAACGGACGACTGGCAAGCGGACCAGCGCCCGAAGGATTGGCTCGAGACCATCCTTCTTCTCTTTCCGGCCACGAAGCAGCAGGCACCGCTCACGGCCCTGCGAACCGTCATGTCCAAGAAGGTCGCGACGGACCCCGAGTTCAACTGGTTCGAGAAGAAGTTCGACGACCAGCGACTCGCCCTGACCGCTTCGATCACCAACGTCGCCACTGCCATTCCGGTGGTGGACGGCTCCGGAGTCCGCACCGGCCATCTGCTCTATGCGGAGCAGACGGGCGAGATCATGCGGCTGACGGCAGATCCGGTCTCGCCCTATACCACAGTCACGGTGGCTCGTGGTCAGGCGGGAACGGCAGGGACGGCCATCACCTTCGGTGGTGCTGGTGTGAACCCGAATCTGCTGGTGATCGGTACTGCGCACGAGGAAGGGTCGGGGGCTCCGTCGGCAATCAGCCGGAACCCGATCAAGCGCAACAACTTCACCCAGATCTTCCGGAACACGCTCGGTATGACGCGAACTGCCAAGCAGACCCGCCTTCGGACGGGTCAGCAGGTCGCCGAGTCCAAGCGGGAGTGCCTGGAGTATCACTCGGTGGAGATGGAACGCGGCTGCATCTTCGGCAAGAAGGCCGAGGATCTGGCTGGTACCACACCTCGTCGGTACACCCAGGGGCTTCTGGACTTCATCACGCTGAACACGCCCGCAGATCAGATCGTGGACTGGCTCGCTGAGACGAACCAGGACATGGTCACCTTCGAGACGATTCTGGAGCGGATGTTCCGCTTCGGCAGTACGGAGAAGGTTGCGTTCTGTGGAACCAGAGCGCTGCTGACTCTCCAGACGCTGGTTCGTATCAACACCCAGTACAACATCTCCGCCAAGGAGAAGGAGTACGGGATCAGCGTCATGCGCCTTGACACTCCGTTCGGAACGCTGGTGATCAAGCGTCACCCGCTGTTCGATCGGATCACAGGCGGTATCACGGCAGCTACGCCTTACTTCGGGATGGACTCGTCCATGGTCATCCTGGACATGGCGAGCATCAAGTGGCGGTTCCTGCAGGGCTCGGACACTCAGTTCGAGTCGAACCTCCAGGCCAACGGGCTGGACGGAATGCTCTCGGGCTACCTGACGGAAGGTGGTTACGAGTGGCATCACCCGGACACCTTCGGCTGGATCAAGAAGTTCACCGTCGCCGAGAAGGACGCCTAGGGGAAGCTAGCCCCGCTGGGGGCCTGGTGGTATGTAATGGGCGAAAACGCCCAATATGTATCATCAGGCCCCTTCCTCTGGAGCCCTCATGAACCTTAATGACTTTCATGCTCTGATAGACGACTTTGCGAACGAGGGTGGAGTCCAGGATACTAGGATTCCTACTCTCGTTCGGCAAGCTGCGCTGTTCTTGGAGCGCAACTACAACTTCCAGTACATGAAGGCCCAAGTTACCTTGACCTTCGCAACCGCAGAAGATCCGGTAGCTGTGAGTCTTGGTCGACGTGTCAAGACTATCATCTCTGGTGAGGTTCGAGAGTTTGAAACCTTGGTAGGTATCAAGCAGGTAGCCTTTACGTCTGATCCTCATGCCATCTTGGACGATGAGGAATTTGAGCAGAAGTTGCCTGTGCTGAAGTTTGTCGACGCCAACTCCGAGACTTGGATCAAGCCGCTGCTTCCTCTTACGGAAGATATCGACATCCATGTCTGGTTGGTAGTACTTACAGCTTGGCCTACTAACAACTTTGCTGACTTCGAGCACCCGCTCATCGACCGAGCTGAGGATGTGCTCTTGGCCCGCTCAATCATGAACCTGGGCTCAGTGACGAAAGATCCTGAGCTTCAGCAGTTCTATCAGGCTCAGTATCAAGAGGGACTTAAGACCCTTCTTGATTCCGACTTTGCATTCAGCATTGAGGAGTAACGATGTTTAAACTTCTGCCCATCCTGCTTGCGCTCTTCCTTGCTACCTCAAGCTTTGCGGCCGCCAAGTCTGGCGCGGGTGATCCCAATGGGAACGCTGGTTGTAGCACCGCTGGTGAGATCTACCTGGACACCACTACGGAGATCATCTGGCACTGCCTTACTGCAGGTGATAAGGTCTGGTATAGTGGAGGTGTGGGTGGCGTCACCAGCTTTGTCTCTCCTGCCGCCTCTCCTGTAGCCGGTGACACGACGCTTGACTCGGTGTGGCCGCTGTTCGAGTCACGGATCAACGATGAGCAGATTCGGGTCTACGACTACTCAGGACTCGAGCCGGCCTTGAACATCGGATCCACTGGCTTCATCGGAGATGCCGCCTTTGCAGCCGCCTGCAACGCGGCTGGGGTCGAGTCGGTTGCCTTCGTGACCGACACCTCGGACTGCTCAGGTCTTGGGGGTGGCATCGGCGTTCTATGCCAGTGCAAGCACAATGGGGCAGCTTACTACACCACACCCTACAAGGGCACGACTCAGCATTGGGGATACGCGACGCTTATTGCTGACCCAGGTCCGTTTGATTACTACTTTCACTCGACGATCGACTGGCCTGATCCGTGGTTGCGGCTCGGCGACGTAGCACCCGGCGACTGCTCACAGATGCAATTCGCAGGCGGAGGGATCTCGAGTCACTTCACCATCGAGGCCGGCATGACCTACCTGGCTCTGTGGCAGGTAGCTATGTCGGACAATCCTTCGGTCTCGGTCGCCGAAGATGAGGTACAGGACAGCATCGTCTTCTACGGCTTCACCGACGAGGACATCGTCGGGAACGCGAACATCCTGATCGACCCCGCTGGCGTGGCGAGCGCCGACGCTGCGGTCATTCAGGCGAACGTAGTGAATGGCTTCGGTGTGCTCTGGCATGGGCCGACGCAGAAGTTCTACTCCGTTTGGATCAGGTCCAACGCACTCACAACTCGAGTGATGTGGGATCTTACGAATGCGTCTGAATTCTCGAACTTCGTCGGTCAGCGCCGAGCGATCTTGTCGAGCGTGACGGGAAACCATCAAGTGGCCACTGGCGACAATGCGCTCAAGTTCGGAGCCTATGACCACGGGCTTTCCATCATGCGAAGCGTGGCCTGGACGCCATTCTTGGAGGTGTTGACGACGGGGGCTCCGGCGAACGGCTCGGACCTTGTTCCATTCGTAACGGTCTGTTCGAAGACCGGAGGCACGAACAACGCAGAGGCGTTTCTCGGCAGAACGAAGCTCATCACCGGGGAAACTGGTAACTAGTAGATCAGTTGCCGCCGTAGCAGGAGATCTTGCTGATGCAGCTTCCGCCCGATCCTAAGAGCCTGTGGTCCAAAGTGTCGCCGTCGGTGCTTGGCTCCGCGTTTCTACTTTTCATCATCTTCCAGTTCCTCAAGGACTTTGGGTTTGGGCCCACCCCGAAGACTGATCCGAATATCTATGCTCTCATACACGAGCAGAATCGGATGCTTTCGGAGCTGACGCTCGGATACGCACCTCGCGACCCAACCACTTTTGCCCCGATGTGGACTGTGATACGCCAAGAGATGCGGGCTCAGGATCGGGAGCAGGTTCGCATTATTGAGCAGCTTATACGGGAGCTGAACAAGAATACCGCTGCCATGCGTGGGCTGGGGTTTGAGCTTGAAGACAGCTCTCATAGAGCTCCAATTCGGGAACCGCAGCGCGAGGCAAAAGCAGAGACTTTCATCGACAGATTCTTCGGGTGGATGAATGAAGGCTAGTGCAAAGCTCAGGATGGCAATTCGAGAGGAAGAGACTTTCTCAGCGAAAGTCTACGACGATGGCAACGGTGTGGCTACCCAGGGCTGGGGACACACCGGGCCTGACGTGGCCTTCGGTAACCCCGACTGCGACCTTAAGAAGGCTCAGCTCTGGTTCGACGTAGACATTGTCAAGGCAGAGCGCGAAGTTGATCGCCTCGTCAAGGTCACCATCACTCAGGGCATGTACGATGCCCTGGTGAGCTTCGAGTTCAACTGTGGTGGCCTGGAATTCCTAGTCGATAAGAAGCCTCGGCCCTCCAGAGCCCTCATTGCTCTCAACGAGCGCCGGTGGAACGACGCCGCTGAGGAATTGATCAAGTGGAACACTGACGGCGGCAAGGACCGCAGGGGCCTGCTGAGCCGCCGTGCGCGCGAGATCCTGTTCTACACGTCGGAGAAATATCCGACATAGGGGGAGCCTTGACGGTCAATATTAGTAGAACGATGGTCAAGCAGGTGATTCGAGTGGTGGCAATCGGCCTGGCTCTGGGGGCCTCCACCTCATCGGGGGCTGAGGTTCTGCGCGACGTGGGAGTTGCCAGCCCCGAGTTTCGAGCCCTCTTGGTCATGCTCCTTGGTGGGGGCGGCGCCTCCATCAAGATGGGTGAGATGAACGAGAAGGTGTGAAGGTCCTTTCCATCATGTCTCCGAGGCCCCGGGTTGAGAACTGGTCTCAACGGGGCCTCGTAAGACTGACAGAGAATCTGTCAGGAGCATTCAACGCTGGGCCCTATGGCACGTTGATGCTGCATCTAGGAGCGGGGCTGTGGTCTGATGGGGCCTCAGTTCCGAACATCCTGTGGGGAGTATTGGATGCAACTCCTCTTCAGCTCCTGACAATGGCTCTGTTCCATGATGGGGGTTACAGGAAAGATGCCGTTTGGACTCTTCCAAACGGTTCTACCAGACCAATCGAGCGATCTGCCGCTGATGACATGGCAGAGGCCGTTGCTGGGTGGTCGGGAGCCTCGTGGTACGATGGCCGAAAGATCCGCTATGGGCTTGGTGCCGGAGCCTCAGGTTCTTTTCACAAAAAGGACCTCCTTTGGGAGCCTACATGAGTGAACTCAAGGTCAAAGGCTTCGTTGAGCTCAAGCTCTATAGGGGTCCGAAGCTCGAACGAATCATCAGTGGTGAGAATCTTATCACTACTGTCGGCAAAGACGCCATCATGCACAGGTTCAATGCAGATGGCTCACCTCCGGCAAAGCCCTCCTTCGTTGCCTTCGGGACCAATGGCGGAGCCGTCGATGCTTCGCAGGTCGCTCTCTTGACAGAGAGTGTAGTAGTAGCAAGAGCTGCACTTACAGGTGCGCGCAATGGAAGCGTCTGCGCTTTTACTGGAAGTGCTGCCAGTGGAGTCAGTGCTGAGACCATACTGGAAATGGGGATCTTTAGCCTCGTTGCAGCTGGTGTCATGTACGCAAGGTTTCTTCCTCAGTCCTTCTCATTCGATGTTGGACTGGTAGTCGCAATCAACTGGACCATTACCATAGGGTGAGAAATGGCAGTAACACAGCTCCCTGTCGGTGTCAACAAGCAAGATCTGAGCGATCCTGACTGGCATGTTGGGCTCAACGGTGGATTCGATGCTCTAGATGCTCGCTTGAGGTACACCAGTACGACCAGTCCTGAAGGCGTGTTCGTTGGGCGCTGGGTAGGCCAACGGCATTACGATACCCTCCGACATGCCTTCTGGGTATTCACAGGAACACCTGGAAACACTACCGGCTGGGTTCGAGAAATTCCCCAGGGCGTAGTGATGATGTGGTCTGGGACCATTGGAAGCATCCCTGCTGGATGGGTGCTTTGCAATGGTGTACTGCATGCTCCAACAGGGTACACACCGCCGAATCTCAGTGGCAAGTTCATTGCCGGCTACGACGCTGGTGATGCAGACTACAACGCCATCGGAGATACCGGCGGAGAAAAGACTCACGTCTTGACCGAAGCTGAGATGCCTGCACATGCTCATCCGGGTTCAACGACTGGTAGCGTGAATGCAAGTCTTGGAGTCATCAGTCTCTTCGGAACAGGGAACGATAACAACCGTGTGCGTGGAGGTGATAACGTTCCGAACGGAGCGACTTATGACGGAAACACTATTCCGAACCACAGCCATTCGTTGTCCATAGCGTCTCAAGGCGGTGGAGCTGCGCACGAGAACCGCCCGCCGTTCTACACCTTGGCATACATCGCGAAGTTGTAATGAAGAGAACACTGGTCAGGTTTGGGCCTGAGGAAATCCTCACCGGCATTCAGCCGGCAGTGGTCCATGATGCCAATGCACTCTGGATTGATGGCAGAAATGTCATTTTCAGAGATGGTGCATTGCGGCCTGAGCCTGGGCAGTTGCTGCTGTTTTCCAAGCCCGAGGCTGATATCATTATTGGCTTCGGTGAGTCCGAGCGTGGTGGTCGGCCGATACTGTACTACGGCACTCCGACCAAGCTGTGGAGAGTAGACCTCCAGGCTACGCCTGGCACTGAGGTTGACAACGTCTCACGGGCGGCAGGCGGAGCCTACACAGGGGTTATAAATCAGAGTGGTGACCAGCTAGCTACTCGATGGAGCTTCCAGTCCTGGGGTGAGTGGATGATCGCTGCCAATGGGCGCGATGAACTCCAGTATCACAAGCCTTCCAACGCAGACTTCCTGAAGATCAGTACCCCGCCTGGAGGGGTGTCTTACTTCGAGCCTACAGCTCACGTAGCCGCAGGGGTCCCGTTCAAGCCTCACTTCCTCGTTCGCGCGCGTGGAAGTATGCTGGCTTTTACGCACCATCTCCATGCTACTCCCTCGTCGGAGAATGAGATTCCTGAGGGGGAGCAGTATGTTTGGTGGTGTGACCAGAATAACATCTTCGATTGGCTTCCGAAGCGGACCAACGCCGCTGGAAGCTTGCTGCTAAGAGATGCTCCCAGCCCGATCATCTCTGCTCATCCGATGCTTGATGGCGCAGCGGCTTATACGCTGACGACTCAGCATCTTATTCAGTTCATCGGTGATCCACTGTGGTTCGGCAACGTTCGGACTCAGTATGGCATCGGTGCGCTAGGACACCACGCAGTAGTGCCTGTTGGGCGCGTGCACTTCGGCGCTGGGCCTCAGGGTATTTGGCGTTCAGATGGTACTCAATTCCAGTATATCGACCACCCTCTGGTTCGTGACTGGATGTTCAGACGTCTGAACAAAGAACAGTCTTCTAAGACTGTTGCCTGGCATGACCCGAGCCAGGAGCGAGTCATGTGGTTTTTCCCTGCAGATGGGTCGGCGGTTATCAATTCATCTATAGCTTTTGACTATTCCAGAGGGACTGTACATATTCCTGGGTACGTTAGGTCAGCTGCCAGTATCATGGAGGCTTTTGACTACGGCATTACTGGTTCGCTGACTGGTGACGTCTACCGGCAGTCCTTTCTTGGAGTTGGGTCAAGTCCTACAGATGTTGTACCGATTCCTGTAAGCGCCACTGCAGCCCTTAATCTTGGGTATGGCCAGGGTGGCTATGGCCGACTTGGATACGGTGGCCGCTGGAGTGGTCAAGGTTAGCTATGGCTACGACTAACGGCGCAACTAGAATCGCCCCGAGAAACTTGCCGTGGCCGGCAGGTTCTACTAACCTTACAGCCATCGAGTGGACCCAGGAAATCATTGAGAGCCACGCGGACTTCACCTTCCGCTCAGTCTTTGCTTTTCCTATCCCTCATAACGGAGCTGACTACAAGTTCGTTACCCATACTCCAAATAACCGACCCAAGCTAGGAACGATTCCTAATGACTTCTACGGCGCTATCTTCGAGTTTGACGAGGCTTTGGGGTTTGGGGCTAGCGCTCAGTTCTCAGGCTTGTCTGTACCTGAGCCCAATGGGTTGTTGCTTGAAGCTGATCCTACAATCGACCCTTTGTGGCAAAGACTGTGGCTTGATGGTGACTACACTGGAGTAGTCTGGCCCTACTTCTTTGCAGCGAAAGGCTTGTATCCGCTGAATCCACTCCCGCTCAAGCTTAGAGTTTTTACTCAGCTGATCGGGTTTGTTACAGATCCTGTGGGTAACTACTTCCGGGATCTCAGTGGGAATTGGATTCCACTGATTGGGGATTTTGCTCGTTGGAGGATAAAAATCTCCATCAACGATGCTCCCTTCAATAGCATTGGAGTTCTGTACATGCCTGCTGCGCGCATACCAAGTCTGCGCGCATCACATCCCTTCGAGCTGATCCCTGAGAACTTCACGAATCATCCTGGTGTTCCGGATCTGTCTTATGATCCGTTGCAGTTCAGATATTCTCATGTCAGGGTTTGGGATGGAACCAACTGGCATGAGCTTAATGACTGGCGAACTGGGTACTTGTATGAGTCTACAGACACTAACCATGGCTGGACTCCGCAGGCTGAGACCGGTAAGCTGACTATCATTGTTGGCAATACTTCAGTCTACAGAGAGCATCTGGTTCCTCGCTGGATGTTTACTGGCTTTCAGTACGAGAATGCTCGAACGCAAGCCGTACTACCTCCGCAAGGGTTTTCCGCTCTTGCTTCGGGCTCAGGCGGAACCACCTTCGACGGACCTCGTTGGGGTTCAAGTCCTTCAAGTCTACCCTGTGTCCTACATGACAGGAACCGCGGCTACATAGTAATGCATCCATCCCCTACTGATGGAGCAAGTCAGGTCTACGTAGCACGTGAGTCCGGTCTTCATCAGTTTGTTGGGGCATTTGCTCGAGCCAACAACATCGAAACAGCTGGTGACGGTGTTCGCTGCTCGATTGTCTCAGAAAATCAGCTGCTCTTCCAAGGAGAAATCCTATCTGGTAGCTATACGATTGATGTAGCTAACGTCTTTGCTGCCGGTCCTGGCGTTATAGACTTCGACGTATCGCTGCACATGAATACAGGAGACAGGCTTCGCTTCATTATCGACTCTCGCTCGGCTGGTGATGCTACCTTCGACCTAACTGCAATTAAGTCTAAGGTATTCATCACTCCTACCGAGAGCGAACTTGATCCGATGGATGCCCCTGTAGTAACTAACCAGGAGGAGCAGATCATCATCAGGCTGATTAGGCCTGATGGGACAGTCGTGACCTTGGGTGTTTCTGGTGATACTGGACTGGCCTTCATACAGACCAAGGACCTGGATTTTGTTGGGGCTGATGCCAGTGGTAACTATACCCGGGACAGCATTCGGCGAAAGTCCGTACAAGGAATTCGATTTGAGCTGAATGTTCCATCTTCAGGTCTTATGACTGTTGAGATGTTTGCTCGGGATAAGCTTACAGATCCACTTGTTAGCTACGGTCAATTCACAGTCGATGACGACGGTGTAGTAATGATGCGTCTACCTAACAAGCGGTACTACAGCTTTATCCTCTCTGATAACTACTCATCCACCCGCTGGTCTCTGACTGCGTTTGAGATCTTTGGGGTTCCGGCTGGAGCTAGAGCTTGATCAAGCGCGCAACAGGAGTAAGACTCCTTCCGGAGCCGAGCTCTTTCGGAGACTGGAAGGATTGGGCTCGGCAGCTCAATGTCGAGCTGACTCGGCAGCTCTTGGCCACTTCGATGCTTCTTCCATTCTTCGAGTATGGCCAAGTTGAGCGTACGAATGACTACACTCCTACTGGCGTTGGTATTCCTTGGGAGGTGCTGAAGTACGATAATACCAACGGAATCTGGGTTGTAGCCAACCCTACTAGACTGACTGTTCCTGAGCGAGCAGGACTGATCAAGTATGGTCATGCTCAGGTTCACGTTCAGCTATCATTGACAGACCCTGGAGCAGCAGTCAATGAACTACTCGTACAGATTCACAAGAATGGAGCAGCTCCAGATCCTAGAGGATCGGTAAAGTATCCTCTTGCAATTGGCCAGACAAGGATTGTTCAAGCCTTCAGCCCTTGGTGTGAAGTTAATGCTGGAGACTACTTCGAGATCATAGTCACACGAACTGGCGCAGGTACCTCAGTGATCGACGCTGGGATCGACACTTGGGCTCAGCTATTTCTCGGCGGACCTGCGTAAGGAGACAGCATGGGAATCATCAAGCAGCTCAAGAAGCCCCTTGGCGAATTTGCTGATGTCACGCGCCAAGCTGGTACTGACATCGGAGCCATCGGGCCTTACCAGGGCCCCTGGGTCGCTCCGATTGACCCGAGGCAGACCGAAGCCTTGGGTGGGTTGGAGACCCTGGCTCGGAGCCGCATGGCCAACAATCCTGCTGGGTTGGTCAAGGATGCTGCCTTGAGGTACCTCGATCCGAACTACCTCAATCTCAACACTGATCAAGTGTTCCTGAACGCAATCCAGGCCGCATCAAACCCGGTGAATGAGGCTCGAGCCGATGAGCTGAACCGAGCCCGGTCTATGGCGGCTGGGTCAGGCGCCGAGCTCGGTGAGCGAGCCTACGGAATTCAGGAAGGCAACATCAACACCAACGTCAACAGGGTGTTGTCTGACATGACTTCCAAGGCGGCTCTGGAGGAACTTGGAAGGCGAGAAGGAATCCAGACTCAGGTAGCCCCGGAGATGCTTGCTGGAGCTCTGGGACTCGAAGAGACTCCGGCTCGGCTCCTTGGTGAGATCGGTACAACTCAAAGGCAACTGGTCGAGGAAACTGAGGTTGACCCGGCCAAGATGTCCTTCGAAGAACAGATCCAGGAAATCCTGCGCCGGCAGGCCCCGTACCAGAACCTCTTCGGTACCACTGGCGTCCCGCAGAAGCCCGGTGCAGCTTCGACTGGTGGCGGTGGCGGCATGGGAATTTTGCAGGGTGTTCTTGGTCTTGCTGGTGGCCTTCTCTAGGAGATCTTCATGGCAAACCCGCTTCGTCCGGACTTGATCCCTGCTCCGCCGCTGGCAGAAATCATGCGGCGTCCAAGTGTTAGCCCCGCGGTGATTCAGGGGCCGAGTCAGCTGGCGGCGATTCTGCAGGCTCTACAGCAGACGCCTGTTCCGCAGGGGCCAGACGTTTCTGCGGCGGACTACCAGCAAGCCCAGGAGATGCTTGGGCAGCTGGGTGGAACCTATGGCAGGATCGGGGGAAATATCCTTGGAGCCGCCAAGGAGAGAATCTCCTCGCAGCTCCCGCCGTGGTTCAAGTCCATGGATGACAAGTCCCTGACCGACATCGTCGGTGGGCTGGCCGGGGTGCCCGAAGTAAACCCCGCCCTGGCACGATCGGTGCCTCCGGAGGCCTTGGGTATCGCCCCGGCGGGATCGCCCGGCGTAGGGGCTCCTGGCGTGTCGTATGGGCCGGTCTCGCCGTCGATCCCGGTTCCTGGAGCAGATGCTGCCAACAGCTTTCGGCAGCCTGTCGGATCTTTCGCTGATGCCTTGACGAGGCCGGAATTCGCACCTCCGGACTTCTCCAAGACCGAGGCCTTGGCAGAGTCCCTATCTGCCGGCACAGCTCCTGAGATGCCGACAACTCGAGAAAACGTCCGAGCGGCTGTCATGTACGCAGCCCTGGGTGCGGCAAGTGGCCGAGACCTTCCGCAGGCTCTGGCACTGGCCGGTGCTGGGGCTCTACAGGGACGAGCTCAGGTCAACAACGAGTATCTCGATCGACTGGAGCGATACGAAGCCCGGCAGGAAGATGTCAAGCTCAAGCGGCTGGAAATTGCTTCCAACGTAGAGATGGCCGAGCGCAACTTCGAGATGCAGCAGCAGTCGGCGCTGAACAGCTTCGAAATTGCCAAGGCTCAGATCCAGATGGAAGAGGCCAAGCTTCAGTCAAACGAGGCTATGCGTCATGCTGAGTTGACGCAGCCCTACGTTGGAGTGGCTGGGAATCGGCTGATGATTGTCAACAAGGACTCTCAAGGAGGGCTTATTCTGCCTCCTCAGTCCTTTGTCATCAACGAGCTCGAAGACCAGGTTGCTGGTATTGTAGCCCAGGCCAACCTCATGAAGGCAATGGGAGCCACAGGATCTACAGTGACCCTGGGACAGGGAGCTCTCAAGGCTACGATCAACGATCCGGTGCTGGCGAATGCGATCTCCGCTGGGCTTCTGTGGCTGGAGCAAAATCGTTATACTTCTGAGGGTGAAGTGGTGATTCAGCAGGCACAGGAAGAGATCAAGCGCCGCAATCCGAATCTGGAGATGATGAAGCCGGATGCCTTCGAGGCCGCGGTCAATGCCTATATCGGTGTCAACCAGGGCATTGGGATGTTCGGCCGAGCGGCGGCAGGAAGAGGGGCCTACCAGTTCCCTCTTGGAAAACCCCTCACTCCGACCCCTCAGGAGCCTCCAGTAGGCTCGAAGCTCGAAGATGAGATTGAGATGGATCTCATCCAAGGCCTCGGCCCCATCTTGTCTCCAGCTGAGCGCGAACCCCAGCTTACAATCGAAAGAGTCAGGTAGAACATGGCTGACGACTATCTGCGAGAAGTACCGATGCTACCTGCTGGTATGACGCCACAGGTACTTATGTCGCCAGACGTAGTGTCAGCGATCAGGTACTCCCTGCAGCAGGGGAAGTCGGCGTCCCCGGCAATTCCTGGGCTGAATATCCCTGGGCCGATGGACTTTCTCCAGGTAGCCCAGCCGATGCCGGATATTGCTCCGGCTGTGGAGCCTGAGGAAAATGTCTGGCTGGGTACCGGCAAGAGCTTCTTGTCTGCCCTGGTTCCTGAGACGCTTGGGATGCGTCCGAGTGAGGGCGTGCAGGCATTTCGTTCTGAGCACCCTGGGATTGGGCTTGGAACTCAGCTTGCAGGTATGCTTGGAGGCTACGCCGCGGGCGCGGGGTTGGCCAGTACTGGACTCAGGGCTATCCCGCGAATCGGACCAGCCTTTGCTCGAACAGTAGCTGGGCTAGGTGTGGGAGCTGCAGAGTCAGCTGTGGCTCCGGCAGTGCAGAGTGCCATCGCCCGTGGAGCTTTGCGTGAGGCCCTTCAGGTAGCTCCGTTCGAAGCTGTACGGATTGCTACTGCGGCTACAGTCGAGGATGCTCAACAGGCCCGAGACATTGCGGCTCAGAGCATTATCAACATCGGGGCTACCGCCGCTATCGGTGCTGGGCTCAGGGCGTTTGCTGAGTCTCGTCCGGCCAAAGCCCTGGCAATTCGTGGTGAAGAACTCGCAGCCAAGACGATGGCTGACTACAACGTGGCAGAGGCTACTCAGGAGAAGCTGGCCAAGCTAAGGATCTTCTCCAATACTGAAGCCTTCCGGTCCAAGATCTCCGAAGGTGATCGAGCCAATATTCATGGCCTGATCGAGCGGTTCCAGCAGAACATTGAAACTGAGTGGCCGAAGGTCAATCCTATTGGAAGGCTCCGCAAGGACAAGACTGACAACGCTCAGCTGGGTAAGCTCTTCGCTCGAGTCCGCGGGGCAGCAGAAGCTCAAGGCCCCTACGCGACCTACAAGATCTCTGAGCTTGGTAAGGTCCGCGGCCTTGATCCTGCTGTGCGGCAGGAGATGGGGAATAGGCTGAAGGACGTACTTCAGCCTGGTTGGCATCAGCATGCGCAGTTCCCGACTCTTGTTCGTCCTCGTGGGGTGGAAGGAGCTCAGAAGGTTGCTCAGTCCATCAAGAGGAACCTTACGCCTGTAGATTCCGTCCGGGGCTGGTACATGGGCCGGGAGACTGGTGAGAACGGACTCTTCGTCATGGCACGAAAGATCCGTGGCGGGGCAGCTCCGTCGGACGGCGACCTTTGGCTGACGTTGAAGTCGAATAGTCCGCGGGGATTGCTGCCTCACTACGATGCTCAGCTGCGGGACTTGGAGCGGGCCTCTTTTGCCATGCGGGACTCTCCGGCGGTGGCTGGAATCGAGATTCGAGGCAAGGCCAAAGATCCGACGGGCTCAGGACGAACACTCCCGGGAGAGGGAATTGGGCTGGCAAAGGAAGCCAAGCCCCTGTTCGATGCAATGCTGGCTCCGGAGGCCATGTATCTTTCGCTGGGTACTGAGGCCCAGCGAGAAATGCGATTCCTGTCTCTTCTTCCAAAGGAACTGGTAGACGACATCGCTGTCGGCGCGCGGAATATGGGGACTTCGCTCAAGAGGTACCTGGCCCCTTCGACAGCAAGGGCCAGTACCATTTCTGAAGGTCGAATGCTCCAGACGGCCCGCGGTGTAGCTGCGCTGACGCACAAGCGGGTGGTCGATACGTTCGCTGGAAAGTTGCCCAAGGGAGCAACTGGAAAGCCTCGGACCGGGGGCCTGTTCAAGCAGATCGGCGAGAAGCGGGTCGGCGGAATCCTGCCTTTGTTGAAGGATGTTGCGAAGAGAAACTCTGATGACCTTCCGACGCTGGGACAGCTGACTCAGGCAATCGACACCGAAATGACCCTGGCTGAGGCAAGCCAGAGTGGCTTCGACGGCTCTGTGATTCGGCTCTTGGAACACCTCCGCAAGCTCCGTCTTGACAAGGACCGTGAGCTCATCCTGGCCCGTGAGGCCTATGGCTTTACTGGCCCGGAGATGATCTTCAAGGATACCTACTACCACATCGCCAAGACCTTCCGGGGGAACCTGCGCCTTCCTATCCATCAGCTCAACAAGGACGGAACCCTTGGGGCGATGGTAGATATTGCCTCTGGAGGCACTCGTAGCACAGTCATGCGCGAGGCAGAAGCAATCAAGGGTGCCCTGAAGGAGAAGGGAATCCAGGTTCACTGGCCGGTACAGGCCGGTACAGGCTTGAAGTCTCGCGTGGATCTCCCGCTCCTGGCCCCTTATACTCCCGAGCTCGATGGCCGGCTCATGTCGAAGTTGGATCGGTCTGCTCCGGGATACCGCGCGGCGAGGGATACAAGGCTGCAGTTCTACAAGCGCCCGAAGGTACCGGGAAGGTTGATGGGCAGCAGTCTTCCTGACCGAGTCTCCTTTGGCCTTCGGCCTCTTACAGAGAAGGAACTCGGGGACCGAATCTTTTCGTCTCTCTTGGAGCATGAGCGCTTCGTTGGAGAGATGATGTTGCGAGGGAAATACCTCAAGCCGGAAATGTCCAGGCTTGCTGGTATGACTCCGGAGGTGGTCCCGGGAGGTGGCTTCTGGAAGACTGCTCTGGACATGGGCCAGGGTGAGTCACCGCTGGCGGCTAACACCCTGAGCAACACAATCATCAAGCTCTTTGGCGCGGACCCGCCTGGGTCTTTTAGCAAGATGGTAGACGACGTGTCTACTAACGTCGTAGGAATGCCTCTGAGCTCGATCACTCGGTCAGTGAATCAGGGTATGTTCCACTTGATGTTGGGAGCAGGAGACGTAGGCTTCCCGGCACTGAATGTCCTGTCGGTGATTCAGGCGGCAATGCCAGAGGTTGCCTACGTTGGCCGGGCTCCGACCAACATCCTTGCACCGTACTACAGCATTCATCTGCTGCGAGATGGCAAGGGAATGATTCGGCCGTATCATGCACTCGACCCGTTGAAGTTTGCCTGGAGGGCCCTGAAGGATATCAGGAATCCCACTCCGGAACTTCGCAAGGCCCTGACCTGGGCCGCTGAAAACGATGCCATTGCTCCGAGGTTGGTCGAGGAATTTGCTGGGGCGATGGATGACGCTGTGAGACTAGCAGGTGTCCGCAGTGGTCAGACCTCCTTCTCGACCTGGCTGGCAAATGTCAACAAGTTCATGCCGGCCAAGAGCGAAGAATTCTCACGGCTCTGGTCGTTCTTGATGGGCAAGCGGGCGGCAGAGGACTTCTTTGGGCAGAGTGGTGAAGAGGCACTCAGGTTTGCCAAGCTCTTTACTGAGAAGACCATGTTCAACTACGGAGCAGCAGACCGCGCAGCTATTACCACTGGTCCGATCGGCGGGTTCTGGGGGTTGTTCAAGAACTGGACGATGCACTACCTCTGGAACATGTACGGCTACGGCAAGCACGCGATGGCTCAGAAGGACCTTACTCCGTTGCTGTGGGCAATGGGCAGTACTGGGGCTATCGGTGGAGCTACGGCAGTTCCAGGATATTTTCTCCTTGACAACTTCGCAAAGATGGTTAGCAACCAGGACATGATGGGGCTGACCTATGGAGCCCTGGAAGAAGATGGAGATTCCCCATTCGTAGATACCTTCTTCTACGGGCTCCCGAGCTTCCTGGGGATGTCACTAACAGGAAGAGCTCAGGCTCCTGGTGCAGATCCGATTCGGGATCTTAATACCTTCTTCTCGATTGCTACGCTGGATCGAGCATCTCAGGCCTTGAAGTTGCCAGCTGAGATGATCGACCTGTTTGCAACCACCGGAGAGCTTCCGGGGCAGTCTCGGCAGGTCATGGATCACTTCATGCGCGCGACCATGCCCAGGACAGTATACCGGTTCCAGCAGGCGGCAGCCGAGGAAGGTATTCGGAGCTTGAGCTCCGGCAACCTCCTGGTCAAAGACCCCAACATGCTCCAGAGGGTTGCCTTCGTCCTTGGCATCACGCCACTGGAAGTGCAAAAGCACTTCGACGTGGCTGCCGAGGGCTGGAGACAGACCGAGAAGATGAAGGAGACGGTCAGGATACTCGGTGAAGAGGGCTCCGAGTATATGGAAGCTCGTGACAACGAGGGCTTCTCAAACCTGATTCGGCGGGCCTACACGATGGGAGTGAATCCCAATGCTGTGGTCTCTTCCGCAAGGGCGAACTACAACAACAAGAACATGGACTTGGTGGAACGCCAGTTCACAACCTATCAGCAGCGTAAGATGGCAAGGTCGGCGCTCGGGACAAAGGACTAGAATCCACGTCCTGTCATTGATCCCCCCTGACAGGGAGAACAGACGTACTCGGCGAAGAACGCGCCGTCTACTACATAGACTCTGTAGTCTAGCGCAGAGCCAGGAAAGAACGTGGAGTGACAATTAGAGCAGGTATGTATTGTCCGACTGGACATGACACGCCTGGTTTGTAACTCAAAGTATTCAATGGGCCAGTCGGATATGTATTGGGCGTTTTCGCCCATTATGTATCCAGCTGGCCCTTTGTGCTCAGTGCAAGGGATGAGTTGGCTTAAATCCCCGATTCGGAGGTTCTCCACTTATACCTACTTCCTTCGACAGAATCAGGTTGGCGATGATCTGCTCCACCAGATTAACCGGGATATCCCTGGCCATCCTCTTGCGGATCTTCCACTCTGGAACCAGACCACCAATCCGGGCGTGCTCTGCTGCGATGAAGCGGACGATCTTGACCATCTCAGGGTAGTAAGAGTTAGCTCCTGAATACTCCAAAGCCTTGGGCATGTCCTTTTCAGCGGCAAGGAGCATGGCCTTGGCAGTATGAAAGTCCTCAGGCAAGATTATCATACTGTCCCGCCTTGAGGCTGAAATGCACATCATGAGCTTGGCCAAATGCAGATGTCTTCTGTCGTTGTAGTAGACGAACTTAGAGTCTTCAATGGTCGGAGTCAGCCCTTTGTCGTACCAGGCTATGAACTCAGATCCAGCCTCTGGAGAGAAGATGAATTCGCCGTTGAGCTTGTGGATCAGACCCAGGTCTGAGGCAAGTTCCTTGGCCAGGTCTGACCTATGACCCTTGCGCGTTGCTGATTCTTCTTTGCTACGAAGCAATGGCGGAAGGTCCTTGGGCTTCTCAGAGAACACCATGACGAATCGACTTGGAAGGCCCTGTTCCAGAATCTTTGGGGTAAAGACTTCGCTCACGTTGCTTGGTGTTCCGCAGATAATCAAGTTCAGAAAGCTATTCTGGATGACGTTGTCTTCGGTAGTCCTCCGGCCCTTCTCAAAGGACTCCTCACAGTCATACAGACTTGTCAGGGCGTTGCAGAAGTTGATGTCTCCTGACTTTAAAAGTGTCCCCATCTCTGGAACTTGGACAGTAAGGGAGTGATGAAGTAGTGGTGCCATACCCTCCCGAGCCACATGTCCAGTTGATGCTTGGAGACGGTCGTAGAGGCTGGCCTCTGTGACGTCTTGGGGTCCAAGTTTAACTCCATTAACTCGTCTGGCAACCTTGCGGCCTTCATTGCAAGCAAGAGACTTTCCTGCCGCTGGCGGGCCAACAAGGAGCACGTAGAGGTTTGGGAAGACATCGTGATCGGAGAGATGAACATAGCACTTCCTCTCAAGTGCTGCGGCAATGCATGACATAGCAGACCATGCGCGAAAGATCTCGGGGGATCTGATACCACTGGAATAGCTGACGAACTCGGCGATCCAGTCGTTGAACTGCCTGGGCACTACTAGGCTCCAAGAGTCTTGATCTCGAGCTTCTTCTTGTGCAGGTCCTGGAGTTTGCCGAGCCCATTTGGGTTCGTCTTAGACTCCTTGGCCCAGTTGTATCCAACTAAGCAGTCAGTTGGGATTACCATAGTCTTGCCGGATGGGAAGACTACTGGAAACGACATCTTCTTTTGTAGCTCAGGAAGCAGGTCCTCTCGACCCTTACGAATCAAGAAGAGTCCTGCGTCGTGGACCTGAGCAACAAGCTTAACGTCGGCTCTGGAATCGTTGCGGTCATAGGTCCAAAAGATGTCATGCAGGCTAATGCCAAGATAGTCACCTATGGTAGCCTGGTTGACATGGGAGGCTGCGTCTTTTAGAGTTTCATGATCCCAGGGTCGGCCGAAGAAATGCCGGCGGCGGCCGAAGACTGTAGTAAGACAATGCTCCGTTTGCAGGATCTGAGCCATCTCATGGTGGCGCCGCTGGATGCCGGGAAATGCAGCGAAGTATTCCTTGTGGAACTTCTCCATGAGTGCCGGCTCGACGCCGATCTTGCGAGCAATGCCATAGGCTGTTCCAGCGTTGTTCGTAGCATGACCAGCCTTCTTAGCTACATCCCGCCGGGTCAGCCACTTATGGTAGATACCCTTGTGGTCTTGTCCAGGCCACATCGTAGCAGAGACGGCGGCGTGTAGATCCTCTGCTTCGCAGGCCTTGATGTATGCCTCGTCGTCGGCATAGTAGGCTGTGGATCTGGATTCAGCTTGGCCTAGATCCAAGTATGCGAAGAAGTAATCTTCGTCAGGAATGAAGATAGCGCGGAGACGATCTGTAATGTTCTGGAAGTTGGTACCCCCACCCAGAGCATTCTTTCGACTAGCCCACCGCGCGGTCTCTACTGAGCCCGGCTCGAACTCAGCCCGCATCCGGCCGTCAGAGTCTACACCAGACTTGACTACCTTGAGTAGCCCGGTAACTTCTCGACAGGCCAACACAGCCTTGGCTAGTGGTCGGCCCCATAGGTAGTTCACGATCTTGAGAAGCGCCTCTTCATTGACCGTGGGCCTGGGCTCCTTCCCCCGCTCCTTGTGCATTTGCACAGGGATCTTGAGCACGTCGTAGAAGGCGTGCATAAGCTGCACAGGGGAGGCATAGCTGAGTTCGTCAAGGCCGATGGCTTTGCCAATCTTGATGACGTATTCAGCCAGCGTGGCCAGTTCGTTCTGATACTCAAACATGAGGCTGAGTCTTGCAGCCTCGTCGATACGAATGCCACGGTCGGAGATCACTGCCGCAAGGATGGACTGACGACACTCGAAGTCGTATGTAGCCAGGGCTACAGGATCGGCCTTGGCCAGGACCTTCTGGAAGACTTCGATGGTGACTGCGGAGTCGAGTCCGCAGTAGATGTTGTCTCTCTGGTAGGTCAGATACCCAGGGGAATCTTTGGTGTAGGCTCCAGTATCAACTACCAGCATTGATCTCTACCTTGATCCCATAGAAGTCTGACTGTGTTGAGAATGGGAGGGGCTGTTCGCCAGACAGGGATCTCAGGTAGGCAGCAAGCTTTGCGATTGCGTGGGCTTGCGAGAACGCTTCGAGATGGCCTTCAACTTTGACTGTGAAGACTTGAACAGATACCGCCATACGAGGGGGATTCCTTTGTGAGCCGCAAATTGAATACCCTGGACCATGCCGTCAGAAACCCCATGGTCAGCATAGACAGCCACCAGCTCAGCCGATTCCATCCACTCCTGTGAGAGCATGATACTTGTTTCGCGCTGAGCTTCGCTGGCATCATCCAGGAACTTGGTGAACCACTGGTGGAAGGCGATGGGGGACTCACCTCGAGCTAAGGAGTCCATGACTGCCCGACGAGCGTATGCAGTATACATCTTCTTGGTCGAATTGTCAACTGCCCGAAACGGGGTCTCAATAACTACGCGCATCAAATAAGCTCCTTGATGACAAGGTACATGAGAACAGCATACCCAATCATTGCAGCTAGATAGATTAGGATTGCTGTTCGGTCCATAGAGCTACAGAGGCTTGGATGATGGACAGTGTGTTCCGCAGCCCCGCCACCTCGAGCTTGAGCGCGGTCTCGGACTCGAGCGTTGCCTTGAGCAGCTCACGCATCTTTGCCATCTCGTCGTGAGCCGCGGTCAGCCGCGTTCGCACCTCGCTGGTGTCGCGAATCCAGAACTGAATCGCGTGCTCCCACTGCTCGGGCGTCATGTCGGGCGGGAACGGAGGGACGGGCAGAGTCGGTGCGCTCACGGCTTCGGCTCCATCGTCTCTCCCACCGCGGCGGCGCGGGCGGAAAGCGCGCGGTTCGCAGCTCCCCAAGCTGGTCCATCGGAGATCGCGCGGATGTGTTCCAACGCGCCTTCCAGCTCCTCGCACCGCTCGCGCAGCGCGGATAGCTCGGCGGCGACTTCAGCTGCGATTGCCTCTCGCGAGAAGCGAGGGTCCAGTATCCGCTCGCTCAGCGTGCTCACGGATTTCTTCCTTTCCGCGACTGCATCCATTCGGCTCTGCAAGCGCCACACCGCTACGAACAAGTAGACCGTGACAAGGTAATGCAACAGATCCACGAGCGAATCCAGTAGCTCCTTCACGGCTTCGGCTCCTCGGTGGCGGGCTGCGGCGGGCGAGAGGCGAAGAAGGCGCGGATAGCATCCGCCGCACGACGCTGCGCGATGGGGAGCCAGCCGCCATTTCCGAGAGCAGTCTCAACTTCGTGGCATAGCGCATCCACGTCCACCCCTGGCGCGGGCGGTCGGGAGGTGAGGGTGGCGAGACAGTCGCGGAGCAGTCGCATAGCTTTATCGAACGGGATACAGTCAGCGACGTTGTGGTATCCGCGGTGCTCCACGAACTCCCGCAGCCGCTCCACCAGCTCCGCTACCTCGGGCGGCGGCGCGGCGGGGGCGA